ATTCTGTATTCCGAGCTGCTTGATGGGGCTGACAGAAGAGCGGGTGAACTGGCTGAAGAGGCTGACCGAAGACGAGCCGCTGGCATTACCTGTGAGCGTGCCTTTAATGCGATCCAGCGGGGAGAGGTGAACTGATGGCCCTTACGCCCAAGCAGGAAGCGTTTTGTCTTGCGTACATGGAATCAGGCAATGCGAGCGAGGCTTATCGCAGGGCGTACACAGTAGGCGCCATGAAGGCCGCAACGATCAATCGCAATGCAAAGGCGCTTCTGGATAACAGCAAGATTGCAACAAGGCTGGCAGAACTCAATCAAGCAGCCGTGTCTGCTGCTGTTATGACTCGCTCTGAGGCGCTGGAGAGGCTTTCTAGCTTCGCCCGTGCTGACCTTTCTGATCTGGTCGAGTTCGGAGAATACGAGCTATCACAGGACGCTGACGGCATTCCCGTCATGCAGGCAGCTTGGAAGATTCGGGACTCGGTACTGCAAGACCCCGCAAAGATGGCGGCTATCTCTGAGCTTACAGCCGGGCGCGATGGCATCAAGATAAAGACCCATTCGCCGCTGGCTGCAATCCAGCAGCTGGCGAAGATGCAGGGGTGGGATGCAGCGCAGAAGCATGACCACCTTTCAAGTGATGGCAGCATGACGCCAACCTTCTTGAGTCTTTACGGGGTAAGTCCCGATGGCAAGCCTTAACCCGGAACTGGCCGATTTCTGGTTCGCTGGCGGAATACCAGGCCCGAAAAACTTCATCAAGGTCAGGCATCGCGTTCTGTATGGCGGGCGAGCCAGCTCGAAGTCATGGGAATTTGCAGGGATGGCGGCAGGGCTTGCCGCGCAGTACCGGACCCGCTTCCTATGTGTCCGCAGATACCAGAACAAGATCAAAGAGTCCGTTCACACCCTGATCAGCACGCAGGTTGATAACTTCAAGATGCCCGGCTTCGATGTCAGGGCCTCGGATATTCAGCACGCCAACGGTTCGGAGTTCGTCTTCTACGGTATCGAGCGCAACGTCGATGAGATTAAGTCATTCGAGGGCGCGGACATCCTCTGGATTGAAGAGGCGCACAACCTAACCAAAGAACAATGGAACATTCTCAAGCCTACGATCCGCAAGGAAGGCTCAGAGATATGGGTCAGCTTTAACCCGAAGCTGGTCAGTGACTTCGTGTATCAGCGTTTCATCGTTAATCCACCCAAAAGTACACGAGTCAGGCTGATCAACTACCCGGAAAACCCTTTTCTATCGGAGACGGCAAAGCAGGACATTGCCGAGATGATCGAAGAGGACGAAGAAGAGTACCAGCACGTCTACCTCGGTGTGCCGCGCAGTGATGACGAGAACGCGGTAATCAAGCGGTCATGGCTGGAAGCGGCAGTTGATGCGCACATAAAGCTCGGCCTGGACCTGTCAGGCGCTCGATCTGTTGGCTATGACGTTGCCGACTCAGGGGATGACAAGAACGCAGCGGCCATATTCGATGGCGCCATCTGCAAAGAGATGGACGAATGGAAGGCCCCGGAGGATGAGTTAACGCAGTCCGCCAAGCGTGCATGGGCTCATGTTCAAGGCGGCAGGCTGATATACGACAGCATTGGCGTTGGTGCTCATGTGGGCTCGACGCTCAAGGCGATGAATATCAAGACCGGTTATTTCAAGTTCAATGCCGCAGCTGCCGTGGTTACTCCGGCTCAGGAATACGCGCCCAAGGTCAAGAATGGCGAGAAGTTCGAGAACCTGAAGGCTCAGGCATGGCAGGACGTGGCCGACCGGCTGCGCAATACCTTTAACGCGGTCAACAAGGGCATGAAGTACGCGCCGGACCAGCTAATAAGCATATCGAGCGACATACCCAAGATTGAACGCCTCAAGACGGAGCTATCAAGCCCAAGGCGATCATTCTCGAAGCGCGGCCTGGATATGGTCGAGACCAAGGATCAGTTAGCCAAGCGCGGAGTGTCGTCACCGAACCTTGCAGACGCTTTCATCATGGGCGCTTGCCCGCATCTGGTTAAGAGCCAGATAGACAAACCAATACCCATCACGTTCGCCCTGTAGCGGAGTTTCAAACATGCCCGTATCAACACCCCATCCACTCTACTCGCTGGCCATAAGCCGCTGGCAGTTGGTGCGCGATGCTGTTGCGGGCCAGGAAGAGGTAAAGCTCCGAGGTACACGCTACCTGCCTGCCACTTTCGCAAAGACTGACCCAGACAGGTACGAGCAGTACATTTCCCGCGCATACTGGATGGGCATGACCGGAAGGACCAAGGAAGCGTTGACCGGCATGGTCTTTCGCAAATCGCCGTCCAAGGATCTGCCGCCAGCGCTTGAGGCTATGATTGAAGACATTGACGGCGCAGGCCAATCACTTGAGCAGCTTGCCAAGGACATCGTGGGCGACGAGATGACGGTGGGCCGATATGGCCTGCTGGTTGATTACCCTGACGCGCCGATGGGCATGGATAGCGAGACAGAGCGGAGCATGGGCTTGCGTCCAACCATTGCGGCCTATCCGTCAGAGTCGATCATTAACTGGCGCTTCGAGGGCGTCAAAGGCCGTAAGCAGCTAACGCTAGTCGTGCTGCGTGAGTCGGTAGAGACTGATACGGGCGACGAGTTCAGCTACAACTACGAATGGCGTTACCGCGTCCTGAGGCTGCGTGAAGGGGTATACACCCAGGCGGTCTATGACGAAGGCGGGCGGCTCACGGAAGAGGAATATACGCCGCGCATGGCTGGCGGATTACCCTTTGATCATATCCCGTTCCACATGATAGGCAGCACAAACAACTTTCCCGACCCTGATGTTGCGCCGCTCTATGACTTGGCTGTGCTGAACATCGGCCATTACCAAGTAACCGCAGACCATCGCGAAAACCTGTTTGTACATGGCCAGATGACGCTCGGCATTGCCGGGAAGATGACCTATGAGGAATTCAAGGCCGCCAACCCTAACGGTGTAATGGTAGGAGCGCGCCAAGGTCACTATTTGGGCGAGGGCGGCAGCTTCACCAGCGTTACAGCGCCGGAATCCTCAAGCCTGCGCACCGCGCTGCAAGACATCGAATCGCAGATGGTCGCCCTTGGCGCTCGCCTTGTACGTAGTGGCGGCGGTGCAGAGACGGCGGAGGCAGCAAGAATCAACGCCAGCGCTGAGGCATCCACGCTCGATAATCTGGTCAACAACGTATCAGAAGGCATTGAAGCGGCGCTTGAAGATATGGCGCGCTTCATCGGTGTTGACCCTGATCTGGTTCAGTACCGGCTAAACAATCAATTCTGGGATGCCAATCTAAGCTCGCAGGATCTACAGGCAATTCAGGGCGGTGTCGGCACTCTATACGGCGCGCTTGACGCGCTTGAGATGATCAGGGCCGGGCGCATCTTCCTGCGTGATGACCGAGACAACGAACAAATCCAGCAAGACGCATCGGCAACCTTTGTGCCGGACCCCGAAGAAATCTAAACAGTATTTCCAACCCATGCCCCAAGGGCGTGACCACTAACGCATGAGGTGCAATGTGGCTAAGTACAAACTCGAAGACGGTACAGAGATCGAAGCATTCACGGCGGAAGAGCTGCAAGCAAAGCTCGATCAGGAATTATCTGGCCTCAAGGCCAAGCGTGACGAGTTGCTGGGCATTCACGCCAAGGACAAAGAGCGCCTTACAGAGCTGGAGAAGGCCCAGCAGGACGCTGAAGAAGCTCGGCAGCGTGAAAAGGGCGAGTTCAAAAGTCTGTATGAGAAGACCCAATCAGAGCTTGAAGCAGAGCGCGAGAACGGTCGCAAATTTCGTCAGACCATTCAGGAGAAGGAGCTTGAAAGCGCAGCTAACTCCCTCATTAGCGATCTGACGCGGGATAGCAAGCGCGCCGAGCTTCTGCGTAAAGAGGCCATGCAGTTCGCCAAATACACCGAGACAGGTGTTCAGTTTGAGATTGGTGGCGTTGTCGTTGACGCGGCCAAGGTCAAAGAAAAACTAGCAGCTGAGTACCCGTTCCTAGTGGACGGATCAGGCGCAAGCGGTGGTGG